TTTGTATTTGAAAATCCCATTTTTTACCAATTCCGTTATTTTTTAGGTAATATAATATTTGCGATGTATAGGTATATAAAATTTTCTGAAAAAGCGGTAGTACATTTTCACTTGATAACCTCTATTTTTTTTTTTTTTTTTTTTTACAATTATATATACTATTATTGATAATACTTTTTTATTATTTTATTAGTAAGGAAAAATTTTATATTAAGTATAAAAAAAAATAAATATAGAAGAGATATAGGAAAGAAATGTTTTGGCGAAAAAATGAGGAGAAAAAAGTTTTCTTTATTGAAATAATTTTTGAATTTTATAATAAAAAAAGTATATAATTTTTAGGTGAGGGGGAATGTTCCCCCTATATAGTTATAGTTATATTTTCTACGTGTTTAAACAAATTATTTAACCATATTTGATTTTAATTCAAATATGTTTTTTTGTCTATTAATTATTCTCTAATCATAGACAAATATACATTTATATTTTTTTATATATAAAGTTTTGTCTTGATATTAAAGTATATATAGTAGTAAATATAGATATAAAATTAAAAAATGATGAGGCTTTAAAATGATATTATGGTATGAAATTGCATTAGGTTTTTTTATTGGGAATTTGTTAACTTTGCTGTTGATTTTGATTATATATTATTTATGGGGGCGTTTAGATGAATTATAGACCACAATATCCATTTTATATGGATGATGCATTATCTTATTCATTTCCATCATTATTTATTAATGATTATGATACTAAAAATAATAAAGATTATGGGTATTTGGATAGTGAAGATATAAAAGGTTTGTTTTGTAATAATTTTGCTCATCGTAGTTGTAAAGCTATTGAAAAAAGACTTAAAGAATTTGATTTTGATGTTACAGTTTTTAATCATGATCTATTTGATACAGAATATTATGTAATTAAATCTAATAAATGGATTAATCAAAGAGAAATTTGTGATGCTTTAGATATTCCATATGATTGGATTTCTTTATTAACTTCAGAAAAATGGCAATGGATTATTAAACAGAAAGAGTTTAATGAAAAATATAAAAATGCTAATGGTGAAATTGATTTTAGACCTGATATTGATGTTTTATGGAGTCAAAGTGCTGGATTTAAAGTTAGAGAAATGATTAGTAAGGATCTTTGTATTTCTATTAATAATGTTTTTTGCTTTTTTGATTTAGGTTTTATTGAAATTAAGATTCGTGATGCTGCTATGAAAGATTTAAAAGGTACTTGTCTTGATGGTAAAGTTGTAGGTTTTTCTAATGTAAATGACAACACTTGTTATATTGAGATGGAGAAGGTTTTATGAATTGTAAGTTTTGTCAGAATTATTTATCTGAATTGGAGAGATGTAAATTTTGTCATTTTGAATTTGATGAGTCCTATGATCCTTTCAAATCTGACAATTGGGATATTTTAAACCTTAAAGAAGAAGATGGTTGGGAGCATATTCAAATTCTTGATAGGTTACGATTAAAAGGTGTGGATTGTTATCAAGCAGATATATGGTTCGGTAACAATATTGCAGTCTTGATTGGGTGTATGGCAGATAAATCTGTGCTTTCAAGAGTGTTGAATATCAATGAAGATGTTATCTACTGTGATTATGAGCAAGGGAATATTATATTAAATCTCTATCAAGAGAAATGTCTAAGGAGAAAGGTGGATAAATGAGTTTTAACACTATTAGTATTGTTATATTATTTTTAATTATTATTGGAATATTGTGGTGGATTTATAGATGGTATAATAATTGAAATATGGAGGAATTGTAGTGGATCTTTTTTTATGGAAGTATTATTGTTTGGTCTGGAATAATAGTGTTAAAGAAAAAGAAAAGTATGATCCATTATGTAAGCATTGTTATTGTGGGTATTCTTTTAGACCTTCATTATTTGAGAAAATTATTATTTTGATTTGTGGTAAGTATGTTAAAAGATGTCCACAATGTGGTACTACTTTAGAATTGAAAATGTCTTATTATGTTTATGTTAATAGCAAGAAGAAGAATTTAAATAAAGAAATATGGTTAAAAGGTTAAAGTGATATATATGAAACGATTTAGAAATTTTAAGAATGTTGGTATTGTTGATGAGTTGACAGGTAAAACTTATACTAATAATAGAAGTTTGTGTAGTTTGTTAAATTCTATTAGTGATAAGTCAGATAGTATTGCTGAAGATTATTATAGATTAAAATTTGAAGGTATGTCTGATGAAAATAAGAGTTTGTATTTTCAGAAAATTATTTATGAAGATTTTGGTAACTCTATATTAAAGATTATGGTTAAGTATAATATTGATAGTTTGGAAAAATTAGATAAGGTTTTATTTAATGCAAGGATTTGGTAGTATGGTTAGTTTAAATTTATGGTGGCAAGGGTTTTTGACAGCTATTGGTTTATATTTTGTTTTTCTTTTAGGGCAAGTTATAGGTTATTATAAAAGTTATTCTAATAATTATGAATGTTATAATGGTGATGATGATGGATTTGAGTAGTCATCAAAGATGGATTGATGAAATTTCTGTAATTATTGATGAAGATAATATAGATAATGTTGTTAAATTTGCTCTTTCTTATACTTTGCAATCATTAAGATGCAATAAGGACGAAGTATTTACTAAGTTTAAGTGGAAAGTATAAAAATAATTAAGTATTCTTTTAATTAAAACATATAATTTTTTTTCTTATTTTTTCTTTATATTTTTTATATGAAAAATAAAAATAGAAGCATTACTTGCTTTTTTTGCCCTTCGCCTTCTAATTATGTGTTTCTTGTACTTTTTGTGTATGTGTTGTTAGTACACATGTTGGGTTTTTGGGGCTCAGGCGCAAAGGCCTGATACCTCCAATTCGTGTTCCAGCATGAGATCAGAACCGTCTGTATCTTATGCTGATATTGTTACACATATATGAAAAAACAATTGAATTTATAAATGAGTTGCAGTAGCCATGGGAGTCGAACCCATGCAAGAATTTGCTACTGTGATTGATAGTATCTTATTTTTGTTATATATAGTTTTTGCCGACTCCAGAAACAGAAACATTTATATACTAAAGCGGTCATATATAATACTGTAGTTAACAAGGGAAAAAACACATAGTTAGCTACCATTATATCACCTTTTTACAATTCGGAAGGTGATCAAAAAAAAACTCTATTTTTAAAAGTTCAAAAATGGTGATGGTTGAAAAAAAAAGACCTGGTTCCAATCTCTTTCTTTTCTCTTGGAACCAGGCAACACCCTTTTAAAAAAAAATTAAATTAAATTAATAGTCAACGATTCACAAATCTCTTTATACCTATTTCTAATCGTAACCTCAGTAACACCAGCAACCTCAGCAACATCACGTTGAGTACGACGCTGACCCAAAATAACTGAAGAAATATACAAAGCAGCAGCAGCCAAACCAGCAGGCCCCTTACCAGAAAGCAAACCCGCACCCTTTAACTTCTCAATAATACTAATAGCCTCCACCTCTACAGCTGAAGGCAAATTCAATTCTGAAGCAAAACGCGGAACATAACTAGCTGGGGAAGGTGGCAATATTTTAATACCAAGCTCACGACTCAAAAATCTATAAGTACGCCCCACCTCCTTTTTTGTTACACGTGAAACCTCAGCAATTTCATCTAAAGTACGTGGAACTTCAAAACGACGACAAGAAATATATAAAGCAGCAGCAATCACACCCTCCATACTGCGGCCTCGCACCATCTTTCTATGGACAGCGTCACGGTAGATTTTACTGGCATCTTCACGAATAGGCCTGGGCAAACCTAATTTGCTAGCTTCACGATCCATTTCACTTAATGCGAATGCTAAATTTCTTTGTTTACCACTAGAGATTCTTGTTTTTCTTTGCCATTTTCTTAATCTGTACCATTGAGCTCTGTTTCTTGCAGGAATATCACGACCATAGATATCTTTATTTCTCCAATCAATCATGGTACTTAAACCCTTATCGTGGATTGTATATGTTTTTGGTGCGCCTGTGCGTGTACGAGCATTACGCTGCTCATGGTCGAAAGCTCTCCATTCAGGCCCCAGGTCCATAATTTCATCTTCAATTACTAACCCACAACGGTTGCAACTAATTTCCGCTCTATTTCCGTCAAAAGATAAATCTTGACTATGACATTCAGGACATTTTTCAATGTGGTATAAATTCTTGTTTTTTTCTTTTTTAATTGTTTTTGACATATAATTACCTCCGAAATTTTATATACAATTATATGTATGTTCTTGCTCATATATAAAGTTTACTAAAAGAACACGCGCGCCCACATGCATAAACAATAACCAAACACTCAAACTGGTCTATAGCCTCCCCCCTCCAACCCCTCACAAAAACTCAACAACAATATACCAAAAAAAAACAACAAAAAACTCAACAAAAAACTCAATAAAAGTTCAACAAAAAATCAACAAAAAGATCTTTTATTGTATACAAAAATATAAAAAAATTATAACATTAAATCATTATAACCACATTTATCTTGACAAAATGAATAATAATTATTTAATGTAACTTTATTATAGTCTTTTACTTGCCAAATTTCTCTTCTTGTACCAAAACCTTTATCAATTATTTTAGCTGGTTGTGTAGCAATTTTATTCCAAAAGGTATTGTAATAAATATCATTAGCCATTTCTCTATGTTTATCGATTGGAATCAAATTCCAATGATTTTTCTCAAAGATATTTAAATTACTATCTTTTTTCTCTTGAAAATTTTGCTGTATTGATTTATAATCTTCATCAAAACATTTCTGCAATTCATTTAAACTTTTAGTTCTAACTTGATTGTATGCATTAATGAAATCTGTTATGTCATCATTATTTAAATTCGGTAATTCTTCTAAGAGTGGGATACATTTTTCCCATCCATTTTTAGGCCAAATACTTGGATAGTCATTACAATTTATTCCAAATAATTTTGTATGTGAGTTCTCTTTTTTAACTCCACATACATAACATATATCTCCAAAATTTTCTCTTACATTTACATTATAATTTGTTGCTTCTAATAATGCTTGTTTTCTAGCTTTATAAGAAGCACTTCTACTTTCACTACTTAAACCATATGCAATGGCACTTGCAACACCAAGAAATGCCAGAAAACTCAAATTATCTACCTCCTAATTTGTTAAGATATTTTTCAATATCATCTGTTCTTAAAATCTCATATCCACGTTCTTTTAAAACTTGTGTACCAATACTAAAAGTTTGATACAAAGATGCAAAATCTCGACCATTTTTAATACTTTTATTCACATCATCAAGAATCATAAGTAATCTAATATCACTTTGTCTTCTTAAATGTTCTCTAACTTCTCTATCATTATATAATAAATCATCTATCATATTATCACCTCTATCCTAAAATTTCCCAAATAATTTGATTTCTACATACTGAACAGTAATCACAAGCCTTACAATTACAATTACAAATATGTAGTGTAGTAATATCATATCTGATATTATCCTTTTTACATTGTTCTTCAATCTCATCAAATGACTTTACAACTCTGAACCAATTCGCATCATGAACTTTCTTGTATAATTCCTTATTGGAAGCATTGAGAATTAATTCCCAAGGTTTATTAGTCCAATCAAGATCAGCTCTTGTTGAATAAATATAAAATCTTCCAATTGGATCAACATTTAATTTCCTTAAATTTGAACTAATTGCTTTAACTAATTTAAATATTTCATTTAATAATTCTTGATTAGTTACATCTCCTGTGTCACAGAATCTAATACCATTTTTATCATTTAAAACAGTATTAGTATAAAATTCAACTTTTTCATCAAAACTATGATTTTTCCATGCATTCATAAACTTTAATACTCTTGTTCTTGTATTTTTATATGTTCCTTCCATTCTTTTTGCATAACAAAATTCAGGACATTGACAACCACCATGAGCATCTCCTGAACATAACCATGCTAATTCAAATGCTGTAAGTGTCCAATTATTTCCTAATTTACTATTTGTTTCATATCTCAATGGGAAGAATCCATGTTCATTGAAATATGGAGCTTCTTCTTCATTAACAACAAACCATGACATACCTTTGTCAATTTCATAATCAGGATCAGCCAAAGCATATTGTAAAGGTACAATTTTACCACTACTACTTCTATATTCAAGATTATGATGAATTACTCCTTCTTTACATAATCTAACAAATTCTCTAAATTCTTCTGCAATTTCTTTAGGTTTATCTTCTAATTTTTCATCAGAAATCTTTTTAGGATTTTCTCTTTGGAATAATCTTTTATTAATAACATTTTTAGTTACATTGTCAAGATAATGAGTTGTTTCAGAAGTTAATGATTTGATAACTTCATTAACAATGCTATCTTTTTTATGTAATGTCTTTAACTCATCTTTTGTACAATTACCATATAATGCTTTAATTAAAAAGTCATATCCATTTAATTCATATTTCTTTTTCTTATCACCATTTTTATATACAGGAATCATAGTATCTAATGGTTCAAAGAACTTTAAACCATCAGTAGCTTCTTTTAAAGTGCTACACATTTCTTCATTTATGTTTAATTCCATTATTAATTTGTGTGCTGTTTTCATAATATCACCTACCATTTTAAATAATGTCCACTTCCATCAAAATATGTAATAATTTCAAACCCTTGTTCTTTGAAATGTTCCCCAACTTCTTGAATTCTTGTTGATCTACCTCTTTGGTAGTAATAATTTTCGAATAAGTGGCAATGTCTTTCTCCTATTTCACAAGCATCTTTAATTGCATTGTTTGTTTTATCAATTAATTCTTTAATTACTTTTTTTCTATCTTCATGTTGTTCTATTAGTTTTCTTGCTTCATCTGCATTCATAATATCAACTCCTTAGTAATTTTTTGTAAATTCTTTTAATTCTCTTAATAATAAAACCTGATTATCTTTATCATAAATATTTATTGCAATACTTTTTAAATAATTAAAGAATTTATCTTTTGTATCTATTATTAATTCCCAATTTGTTCCTTCCCTATAAATCCAATATCCTTCTTTTTCATTAATAAGGTTAGAAACTTCTTTTTCATATTTCATACCTAAATAAATACCTGTTTTAACATCTGTGCGACAATCATTTTCTATCCATTGCATTAATTCTTTATATGATGTTATATATTCTGGTAAAGTATAGAAGCAACTTTCATCAAATTCTTTTATTGATATTTCACGAAATATTTCTATTAACTCTTCTATTTCGTATTTTTTAGGATTTTTCTTTTGAATTTCATCTAACATATTGTAACATACTTGACGTATGTTAAGGTAAGAAGCAATTAATTCTTCAATATCTTTTTGTAATTCTTCCATATGTGCATCATCAATTAAAGCTAAATTTTCTAAACATTTCATATTATCATCTCCTTATACCCACATTACAACATATTTTGTGTTATTATATAACCAACCATCTTTTGGTAATTCCGCTTTTAAATTCGGAATAATTTGATTCTTAATCAAATATACTTTTTCAGTCAAAGGTAATCCTTCAATTAAATTTTCATAATATTCAATAATTTTTGGAATATCTTTTGCATCTATAATAAATACCTCGTCCCAATCTAATTTTCTTCCTACAATTTCTTCAAAAATTTCACAATTTAAAAATCTAGCACGATCAATAATTGCTTTACCAGTTTCGATTCCTCTCATTAATAAATACATAGCCATTTTATCACCTTTTTATAATATTATTCCCTCTTTATTTGTCCATAAAATTTTAAATTCCATTACCCATACTAATTCATCATCTTCAACAAACCCATTGATAGAAAAGAAATATTTTTTATATTCCCATAAACTATCAAAACCTTCTCTATGAGCATCTGCTTCATTCATATCTCCAAATCTTTGTGGATAACAAGCGGTTACTTCATATTGACCATATACTTTTTTAGTACGATCAATTTTAATCCAATGTTTTTTGCCAGGAATACCAGGACGTTTATTTGGATTATATAATCTTCTTGTTACATCTTTTAATTTTTGATCCATTAAAATCATACATTTTCTATCATAAGTTGGCATTATTATTCACCTCTTTTATTTTTTATTGCTTTAATTAAGCTAGTACCAATATCTAAATAATAATTATTACTATATATATCATCAATTTCTTTGTTTAAACCATGATTTTCTGCAATAGTAATAAGTACATCATATACTGTACTAATTTGATTTCCCCAAAATTCTATTCTGTAATCCCATTCATCATCATTATGTTCTATAGCGTCTATTTCTGCTGCTTGTATTAAAAATTTTAAATATTTTTCAATTCTATTAAGTCTTTTATTTATCATTTTTTCACCTCTAATTTTGTTTTTTAATTCTTCTTTTGTTACTTTTTTTCCTTTATAATAGATTATTGGTGAGGCATAGCAAATATTACTAATTTCACATGCAACATGTACAGCAATATTAAAATGACCTTCTTCTTCAGATAATGCAATAAGCATATCTAATAAGGCAATTAAATGCCTTTCTTCATAATCTTCAATATCTAATTCTTTCCAATATTGAAAATCATTAGATATAAAAGATATGAATCCATCACATGAAGTGAAATGATTAATGATATAATCATTAACTCCATCTAATCTTAAAGTATACTCTTTTATTAATTTAAGAGTTTTACGATTAGTTACTATTGATGAATAACAACTGTCTGTACTATAATTATAGTACTGTGGAGAAAATATCTCAATATCATCTTCATCAATGATTTCAAATTTGAAATCTTCATGATCAACAATATCATATGGTAGGACATCTTTGATTTTTTCTACAAATGTTGCATTATACTCTTTACAAACATCTTTTTTATATTCATTAAAGTCATCATATTCATAAACAACTTCAAGATCATTTTCAGGAATTCCAAAGTCATAAGCGATTTCACATTTATCTTCTTGTTCAAAATCAATAAATTCATCAGAATTACAAAAAATTGATTCATAAAATCCTGGAAACCTGTGACTACCAATACTTCTAACAATATTTTCACTCATATTATCTTCCTCCTTATTCATATTTTTCTATAATTTTAAATATTTCTTTTGCCCAAATTTCTTTATATGGATCATCAAGTGTTTCCATAGTGGTTTGTATATGTCTAATGAAATCATTTCCTTCAAGAACTACAAGTCCTTCACATTCATCATCATAAGCAATATATATATTATTTTGGAATACACCATTTCGGAATCCATAATCATTTAGATTAATAACTTCTGCTTTTGCTGAACCTTTCATATCTTTTGCAAATTTCTTTATAAAGTTACAAAAATCAGTCATTGGTTCTGCTTGGTCAGAATACCACCAAAGTTCATCTAATGCTTCATTAAAAATATAACCTAAACTTATTTCATTAAAGAACTTTTTCATTTTTGGCCATAAATAGTGATGTTCATACCAAGGATCATATCTTTTTTCTTCATTATGTAATTTATATTTTGTTGCTAATTCATCAATAGCACATACAATATTATTATATGCGTCAATTGTTAGTTTTGCTCTACAGTTAAATTCATGTTCTTCACATGTTTCAATGAATTCAATGTAACATTCAAAATTTCCTCTATCATTTTTAAATTCTTGTACTTTATTCATATTATCTCCTCCAAAAATAAATTCTTGCTTGAGCTCCCATTTCACAATCACCTGGGAATTCTTTTAATTCTGTTTTATAAAATTCTTGTAATTTTTTGTTTAATTCTCTAACTTCTTCAAAGAATAAATCTTCTTTTTCATTCTTTTCACTTACAATGTCATATAAATCAATACTGGCAGATGTTTTATGCCAAGTGAAATCAATACATTCCATAGTTTCAGTTTTTCTCAATAATTTATCTAATTTATTATATAATTTTGTTTTATTCATATTTTTTTCCTCCTTTTCAATAATACAGTATCCTGCATCTATACATTTACCATTACCATATTCACAATTTTCTTTTGGACAAGGTTCAACTTCATCAAAATAAGATGGATATACCTCATATTTGCTATACATAAATATCATCTCCCTATTTTAATCTAATTTTATTTTCATATATTTTTTCAATAAGACCTTCTAATAAACTATTTGAAAATAATGGACAATCATTCCAGATAGCGTCACAAAGTCTTAATCCTAAATCTTCTATATCATATCCCCAAATGTAACCATCTTTACTAATATCTGGTTTCATTTGATGAGCATATTTTTCATAAAATTCTTTTACTTCTTTTTCTAAAACATTAATAACTTCAATGGGATAGTCATAATTTTGTATAAGGTATTCATGAAGTGTTGGAATATACTCTTTACATTTTTTAGTCCATAAAGGATGATCCCAAAGATTTTCAATACCTAACCATTTATATGCCATTTGTGAAAGATAATCTTCTAAAGCTTCCCATTCTGTAATGCCGAGTTCTTCAAAATTAACTTTTTTACACCCAAACCAATCAGGATGGTGGTGAAGGTCTGCACGATAAATTATTGCATCTACAATTGCTATGTCTTCTAAACCTCCAATAAAATCATTTTCTTCACATATTGCTTTAAAAACTTTAATATACATTAAAGTTAAATGTTTCATTTCATCTCTTTTTTGTTCGTCTTTTGTCATAAATTGTTTGTTACTCATTTTATCACCTATCTCCTCATTAATTCACTTTCTCTTGCAATTTTCATTACATCTTTTTTGGTTGGAGCTTTGTCCAATTCTTTTGTGTAATCAAATATTTTAACACCTTTAGCAATGTTATTTGCCTTTTTAATGATGTCATTATAGTTTTTACCTAAAGTTTCTGTACAAAATAATTGTTCTACAGTTTCTTTGTCAATTATGTATCGATACATTCTTGGTAAAACAATTTCTCCAAGAGAATTTCTTTGGTAGAATTTTTTACCTTTCTTTTGTCTTTTATTATACATATAATAGTCCAATACGTATAACTCTGTAATCATTGGATGTGGATACACTATAGGTATCCCAAGATTACTAACTCTTCTGCCATGGGTTATTCTATGTTTGTGAATTGCAGGCATAATTTTATTTACCCATATGTCATTTGTTTCAATTTGCATTAATTTTTCATTTGTGTATCTATTCATATTTTCACTCTCCTTATTCTTTTTTAGGAAAAATTTTCTTCCAATTTATTTAATATTTTATATGCACTTTCTACATCGTCTTCATCATTTTTACTAAAGCAACATTCAAACCAAGATATCATTTCATTTGCAAGTTGTTTTGTGGTATTTAACCAAGTTTCCCCATTTGCACCATCTTTATAAATCCAATATGAATCTTCAATGACATCTATATGTCTATTATTACTTTCTTGTGCTATTTTTCTAACTAACCAATATATGGTTAATTCATCATAGTCCCTCCTTTTAGCATCTTTTATTTCTTTTTTAATGAATTTTTCATATTCTTCATTAACTTTCCAATTATCTGTCCAATTATCATATTTCTTTGTTTTTGTTTTTGATTCACAATATATAGGTTCCATGTAGAACCAATCTATAGGCATACATTTACTAATAATTCTAATAATTTTTTTATCTTGGTATGAATTTTCTTCTTCTCCAAATTTAAGTTCTTTTAATCTTTGAATAAGTAAATCAATTGGATTACAACTTTTATTAATTTCTTTTTCAATACCTTTTTTAATATTTTTAAGAACTTCATCTTGCATATTTTCTGGTACAAATTTCATCATATTTAAAATATTTTTTATATCATCCATAATATCAACTCCTTATTTTATAACTGTTAAATTGTCTGCATCGGTGTATTCTTGCATCATTTCATCAACGATTGTTCTTATATGACCCATCATCATTTCAAAGTAATCATTAACGAAATCGTCGCAAATATCTACGTCATAGATTTCTCCCGCTCTTTGAGAAACAATGTCATCAACAATTGCTTTGGCAATAAATAAAGATGGATCAATTTCAATATTAACTTGTTCTTCATTTGTTCCGAAAATAGTGTCAAAACGATTTTCTTCATCAACTTCTGGATTGCAATGAAAATCATCTTGTATAAAAACTTCACCATTTTCATTATTTTCATAAAGAAATACTCCATATTCTACTCCAAATTTGTCTACAATTCTAACTATCATATTATCACCTCTAATCAAATTTTCTTAAATATTCTTTTTTAATTTCTTCATTTGCTAAATTAGATATTACAATATATAAATCAGATGGATTAAAATCATCTATTTTATCTAATTCTTCTTTAAAACTTTGAACATCAATATCATCAAATAATTCTACAATCATTAATATATATCGTGGTTTATACAAACCATAATACATTTGCTCAAAAGTAATTGTTGATTTAAAATCTTTAACTAAATTTTCAACAAATTTTATTGCTTTTTCTTCACCACCTTCTACATATGGCCTCCAGGACTCACATTTTTTAATATTTCTACAATAATCTGAATGATACTCACACCATTCATCAAAATCACCTTCACGAGGAAAAGCATATTCTTCATAATAAATACATTCTTCGCAACTCATTTTATCTCCTCCTATCTTGTATTGCTTTGTCAAAAACTATTTTTCCAATTTCTGATAGATTTTCTCTAAATTCAATTTCTTCTAAAATTACATCTCTTTCCCAGTCATACAATTTTCCTTCTTTGTATGCTTTCCATACCTCTCCTTTTGTTTTATATGGATTCATAATATTTACCTCCTTATTCCCAAGCATGACTCCATTTGCCATCAATAGTGAAGCTAAATACAATGTATTTGGTTTTTAAATAAGTTGCATCACTATCAAACACTTGTACTTCTTCATTATCTTCTAAAAATTTATTTAATTCTGTTAGTTCTTCGACTGTAAGATTAGTTCTGATAGCACCATAATATCCTCTAAAAATTGCAGGTTTTGCATCAACACCTAATTCTTCTTTTATAAATTCTACAACTGGTTCTAATAGTTCAAAAATTCTTTTTTGAGTTTCTTCTTTCATTTTATCACCTCATTTGTATGTAATTAATTCTTTTTTTAGTTCTAATTCTCTGATGGCATCACTACCATCTTCAAACAATCTATATGTATTTACATATCTCATTGCAGATAATGCTTCCCAATCGGTGTCATTATCAACAATATAGTCATGATCTAGGAAATCAATGGGAAAATCAACTCCCATTAAATCAGCCCATTGACTAACAATTTCAGTTTTATCTCCAAGATAAGTTGCTCCTTGTTCTTCTAAATAAAATGCAACTTCTTCAATGTCTTTTACTTCAAAATTGTTTTCATTAAAAACTCTGATGAGTTCTTGTTTTTCTGCTGAATTTAATCTCATATTATCACCTCATTTTAGTAATTTTGTTGTCCAAAGAAACATTCTTCTGTCATATCAATAGCTTCTAACCATTTAATACCTTTTTCAGGATTTTTTAATCCAGAATGAACTGCTTGTGCCATTTTATGTAAAATACCATCGACACGGCAAGTATTTTTATATGCATTATTTACTTGTATCTTTAAGATATTTTCATCAATAAACCAACAATGATATTCTTCTTTAAATTTTTCATTAAGAATATAGTATGTTTCATCATCTCTAATATCACTATATAATTCACTTGGAACTTTAGTTTTTGTTACCCATTTCCATAAAGCTTCTCTGATTTCTTCCATATCTGTAGTTGTTTTATGGTTTTTAATCCATCTTTTACCTTTAAGTCTAATGCCTTCAATCAGGCAAATACTTAAGTCATGTTCAAACATTTCCCAATCTTCCCATGGTTTTGGAAATAGTTCTTCTTCTTTAATTGCATGTCTTTCTGCAATACTTTGTAAAAATTCAACTTCTTCTTTATAGTATTCATCAATTAATTCTTGTTTTGTTTTTATTGCCATTATATCACCTCTATAAGTATTTTTCAAATATTTCATCAAAATCTTCTTCAATTTTAATAGATTGACAACATCTTTTTTTCTTTTCATAATCTGTTGCTTTTTTAGTAGTAAAATATCGTTTACTTTCCATTTTCATATTAGATGGTAAAGTAGATCCTAAAATAGATATTAAACTACCCTCAAAATCTTTGCCATAATATTCAAGATCAGTATAATATATTTCAATTCTTTTATCAACACCTTTTCCATCTACATATGTACTACTAATATATGAAATTTTAGCATTTTCTATATTTTTTGCTATTGTTTCGTATTTTTCACCTTTTTCTAAAGCTGTAATGAATCTTTTTTCATTTATAACAAGTATATATCTTGATTCACCCCAAACTCTTTGATAATGACAATCTTCTAATGCTTTAAAAATTTTATACATTTTGTTAGTAATTTCTTCAGTAAAATTATTTGTTTGAATTTTAATACAAATCATAATATGATCTTTGTGTATATTAGCTTTTACATATCCTTTTTCTTCTAATTGTCTTAATACTATTTTTAATTCTTCAAATTTCATAATTATTCCTCCTTAATATAAATTTATTCCAATAAAACTTTCTTCTGTCTTATCTATTCCTTCTAACCATTTTATATCACTTCTATAAATATTTTTTACAAACATTATTATGTTTGCATTCTTTGTATCCAAGACACATCATATCTTCACAGATAGGACATGTAGTACCATAATATTCACATTTAAATTCTCCATCATTTTCAATTAATTCTTCTATATATTCATATAATATTTTGTTATATTGATCTTCAGTTAGAAAATCATAATCACAATCTAACATTGATTGGGCATTATTGTGGAAATCGTCATCAAATCCTTGACAACATATTTCATAAATTGTTAATGCAATATTTTTAAGTTCTTCTTCATTTCCTTCAAAATTATCAATTGTTTTTGTTATATCTATCATTTTATTCACACTCCTAATTCGTTTCTGATTCTTTGGTCTATTTCATAATGTAAATCTAATACTTTGTTGTATAATTCATCTTCATCTTCATATTCTAAATTACATTCTATTGGTGGATAGAAACATTCACAAATAGATTCTAATTTTTCAAGATATGCATCGTTGTACATTTCAGATGGTCTTTCACCATCTGCGTCTTGTTTTTCTTGTATTCCAACCATTTTATAGAAATCTTTTATTGTAATATATAGATTTAACCCATTCATTTTATCACCTCATTTCCAAATCATGTCATCCATCATTTTAGATTTCTTTAATTCATCTGTGCTAAATGCATACATTCCTGTATACATACATTTGACACCATCAACATGATGTCTTGTTTCATTAAAACCATTACCATTAATAATGGTTATAACTTCATTTTCCATTAGCATTTCGCATTGTTCGCATTTACATTTTTTAGGACAACTCATAATATCACCTCTATAAAATACTGTATAATAATTCTAGAGCTTTTTCATCTTCTAATTCTTCTTTTCTTTTTCTGTCTTCTTTTATTTCTAAATTTTGTATATTTGTGCTATCATAACCTGTATCATATGCACGAACATTGGAATAATGTTCATTAATCCAATTTCTTAATCTTTGTGTCATTACACCTATATATTTAATTTCTTCATTACTTTGTAAAAAGTCATTAATTAATGACTCAATTTCATTTCTATAACAAAATGCTATATGTCCATTTAAATATTCCGCGGTAATAATGAATTGCTCATCATTTTTAATTTTTTCTTCTACTTTATTCACAATTTCACTTCTATTTTCATCATTGTGAATTTTATTTGTAGCAATGACTCTATATATTGGTATTTTACTACAATGATCTTCAATATTATCTAATTCAATATAATTATTTTCTTGCATTATATCTAATACACATTTTGTTTTTGCCATATTATCATCTCCTTAATATTCTTCAATTACTTTCATACTTTCAGGCACTTTAACCATTATGTTCTTTATTAAATTTATTAAATGGTCTTTATTTAGTTCATCAATTTTTGAATTGCATCTTGAAAATCTTTTTTGATCTTCAAGATTTGTTAAAATATCTGTCATATTTTCTGCCATTATATCACCTCTATTTTACTTGAACAATAGTAAAATTACATTCTTCAATACCTAAATCAATTTTTAATCTGCTCATTGCTTCTTCTCTTTTCTCTTTATCTCCATATTTGTTAGTTGCTTGAATTACATATCTTAAGATTGTTGCATATAAGTCTAGACTCCAACCATCTTTAAAATATTCTTTATAGTCATTTAATTCTGTAGCACAGATTTTAATATGTGTATCAATCATTTCTGACAATGTAATTTCACGATTTTTGTATGATTCCACATTTGCAATTAAATGCTGTAAACCATCTTCATTGCTTTCAACTTTGTTCTCGTCTTCTATCAATACAGGAATAAATTCTTTTTCTTCAACAGTAGATAACATATATTTGAAACTATTTAATGTAGTTGCAAATTGGTTATTATATTCAAATTGTTTATTCCAATTGCTTCCCACCCAATTGTAAGAAGCGATCATATGATGATGTAAAACCTCATCTAATGAAATTTCTCTTAAAAGTCCAAATACTGCCATACCTTCCATTGCGATTAATCCAAGTCTGTTATCCATAATATCACCTCATTTTATAATTGAATATTATTTTTTTCTAATTCTTCAAGCACGAAACATAAAATAATTCTAATTTCTTCTTCTTTAGTATTATTTATGTCCGCTGATTCTTTTTCGGAATCAATAACAAATAATCCCATATCGATTCCTCTTTTTATGATTAACTCTTTTTCATTTAAATTTTCATCTGCTAATTGTTCATGTATCATTTTATCAACTCCTATTTAATTTCATTTGTCATATATTCAACAATATCTTTTTGCAATTCTTCAGGCAAACTTGAAATAAAGTCAGCAATAATGTCTGCTTTAAATTCTTCAAAAGTTTTGAAATTGTTTAAAACTTTCATGATTTTCACCTCCTTTATTAAATTTTAATTCGACATCTGTATACATTGCTGATGCAACATTTACATCAGTATTTGTTTTTAAAGATTCATTGCAAATTTTTATTAATTCTCTTTTGTTAAATTTCATTTTAATCAACTCCTTAATATTGTTTTTGGTGATGTTTTTCATATTCTATTGCTTCTTTTTCTAATTTATTCCAATCTTCTATAGTGGAATAGTTATTTAAACCAAATTCCATATCCATTGAAATATGAGTTAATAATTCGAATGGCCATGCAAATAAATAATATAACACATTCATTTGTTCATTCATTAAAATAAAATCATTATCTTCCAAAAGATAAAAATCTACTTTAATATCAAAGAATTTACTCATAATTTCTAAAGAATGAATTAAAACAGCAGAAAAAGTTACAATAGTAATATCTTTATCTTTTGCCTTTTGTATTAATTCTTTTGCATATTCATATTGTTCGTTTGGATGCATTTGTGCATCAGGACAAACAATCATATCTTTTTCAATTTTAATTTCTTTCAAATTATTTGCTGTAATTACTTTTAACATTTTTAATCCTCCATTTTTGCTATTAGTCTTAAAATATCTATTTCATCATATGCATCACCTATAAAATCATACACTTTGTATAATTTATTATCAGGTATTGTTTCTTTCTTATCTTTGATTAAAATATATTCTGCTAAATTTTTATCATACAAATGATAATAATATTCAGCAAAAACATCAATAGCTTCTATAAATATTGCACTATATGTAATAATTTCAATATCAATACCACATGAATGTAATATTGGTATAGATTTAACAATATTTTTAGCTAATTCCAAAAGTTTTATTGGTTCAGTACCAGCTTCTGGAAATTTGATATTTCCATATTTTTCAATTTCTTCTTTTTTTCCTGTAATTATTCTTAACATTTTAATTACCTCTATTTAAAATATTTTTATATCAAAAGAACCACAGTTTTCTTCAACTGTGTTATCATTTAAAAATTCTTGAAGTTCTTTTTCAAGAAAATCATAGTCACAATCTTCATCTACTTCAATGCCACAACAATATACATATAAAAAACTTGGTGGCATTACATTTTCATAATAAAATTTAAAGTAAGTGATATTAAAATCACCCCTTAAAACTGTATGACAAGCATTAACAAAATTTTTAATTTTTTCTTTGTCTGTTTGTGATAATTTCATTCCACGGTCTAAAGCTTGCAAGTAGCTCATTACTGTATATTCATTAGCAGATCCAAACATTTCTGTTAAATCTGCTTTGATAGATTCTTTTAAGAACTCTATCCAATTCATTAGTCATCACCTTTTAGGTATTTTTGAAATTCTATTTTATCTTTTTCTAACTCTTGTTCATCTTCTAAATCTTTTTTCATTTGTTCTAAATTGAATAAATCTCCAATTCTCATTTTTTATTCCTCCTTGATGTAATAACATCTTAATACAAATTCATTACAAGCATTAAAACTTGTATAAATTTCATCTATTATTTGACTTTTGTATAAAATTTTCTTTATATTTTCTAATATGTGATTTAATCTCCATATTTCAACATCTTCATCAGTTTCTGTAATAATAATACTAATATCTCCATGTTCATGTTTACAATATCCAGAATATCTAACACTAAATATTCTAATTCCACAAGTCATAGGAATATTTTCTTTTATTATATTCTCTACAAAATCACTTTTTTCATATTCTTTCATTTTTATTACCATAAGTAATCCTCCTTCCAACAATTTTGATCATATTTATTTAAAATATGTCCGCTTTGTTTTCTATATTCATTTTGTGCTTTACGAATATCATTCATCCATAAAGCCTCTAAATCACAGATTTTAATTAATTCTGTGATTAATGTTCTGATAATGATGATAATTGTTTTAATCATCATCATTATCAACTCCATAATCAATAATATCGATTATTGCATCTTTTAAATAGTCTTTCATCTTATTCACCTTTTTTAGTAAATGCAAACCAGATGGCTTTGTAATCATCATAGTTTGCAAATTCAAATTCTAGTAATGGATATTCTTTTTTATCAAAGTCAAAACTATTGATTATATCAATAGTACGTTGATTTTTTGCTACTTTTAAGAAGCCAGAAAGTATTTGACTTCTTAATTCTCTGTCGAAGGTTTTTAAGTCTTCAATCATTACACATTTGATTCTGTCATTATCTACCATATTAACACCTTTTAATGTAATTTGTATTCAGCAGTCAATTGGATAAAGTTTTTACAAGCCTTATCTAGCACATCACTTTGTTTATTGTGTTCGTAGCAACGACCACAAAAGTGATTATTGCAACGACCACATATTTTATTATTTTTCACAATCATCATCTCTACTTTTATTCAATTTTTAAATATTCTACACTATTTTTATCATTTTTTTCTTCTCTTTTTGCTGTTTCTATATAATAATCGATTTGTTCCGCTAATTCAATCCAACTATATATTGGATCTTCATAATGATTCCAGGCACTTGGTGAGCCGCTGCATCCTAAATCACTCATAAAGCAATGTTCATCTGGATCATAGTATACTTCAAATACTGTTCTAGAATGATAGTGAGGATGTGCCATAATATCCTCAATAATGTCAACAACTATAATTCCTTCTTCATATATTTTTTCCATATTGTTCATTAAAAACATTAATATTGCTATTGTATTGTTCATAATATTATCTCCTATATAGTTAATACCTTGTTTTAATGGAAAAAAGATGCAATAGTATTTTTAAGAGGCTTTCGCCTCATTTCAACTGTTTAATATTCATAACCAAGATCATAATCTTGGTCATCTTCTTGATTATTATAATAATCAAGTTCTTCTTGTACTACTCTTTTCCAAGAAAGAGTAGTATTAGTATATTTAACCATTTAATCACCTTATTTTTAAAGGTACTGATGCTTTTGCATCAGCAAATGAATTTTCGATAATGTTTACCTCATAATTAGCTTTTTCTATTTGAGAATGTAGCCAATCATGGGTTTCTTTGTCAATAGCAATAAGGTTACTATAGTGGTTGTTAAACTTATTGCCATCTCTATGGTGAATTTCAAGTCCTTTTCGGGCTTTTTTACCATAGTGTTTATCAAAAACCACTTTGTGAAGTGATTTTTGATAACCCTTATAATGACAAAGATATCTTCCATCCTTGTTATTATATCTTGCAATACCAACGTCAGTATTAATATATCGATGTATAGTTACCATGATTATCACCTCCTTTATGTAAATTCTTCTCTAAGAGAAGAAATTTCTTTTTCTTCTTCGGTTAAAGAAGAAAAGTATATGTATAATTCAAAAATTTCTTCATTACTCATTTTTGTTCACCTCCTTATATTTATATTAATGGTAAGATTTCATTAGCATCTACAAAACCACGATTATTAGGTTGTGGTTTGTAAGTAATGAAACCAAACTTATATGCATCATTAATTGGATAATTAGGGTTATATCCAATTACATTTGCATATTTACTGATGTCATTACGTTCATCTGCTAATGCTTTAAATACAGCAAATAATGCTTTTGTATCATCTAAAGCATTATGACTGTTAATAACATCAGTCAGATTGTATCTTTTAATACAATCTTTTAATTTGTGGGTCATATTGGAACAATATGCCCACCTATCTTTAGCAATTGTAAGAGTATCAATCCACTTACAATTACTAACTAATTCATATGCAATTTCATATCCAAGATTTCTTTTGAGTAAATCAAAAATCATGGATAAATCAAATTGCACATTATGAGCCACCATCATAGGACGGTGAATCATTAAAGATTTGAGATGTATAGCAACATCTTTTTCAGGGATACCATATTTCCAGATATCATTACGAGTAATACCAGTAATATTGGTATTTCTTTGAGTGATATCTGGTTGATCAATAAAATGATCATATACTAAAACATCAGGACCATTAACAGTTATCATTGATAACTGTACAATTGTGTTTGGATTACAGCCTGAAGTTTCTGTATCCAAAAAATTAATAATCATGCTATCACCTCAAAATTTTATATATCAAAGTTAATACTTATTAAAACTCAAAAAAGGAGAAATAAGCACAAACAATGATACTAATAAAAGAAAAAAAAAGTAGGTGTTTTTCGCAAACTTATTTTTGACTGAAGTGTCCTACACTAATAATATAAAAAAAAGAAAAAAGTATATATACTGTTTGACATAAAAATAACATTACCAATACGATATTCTTGTGGTTCGAGTAGATTCTTGAACCACACTTATGTTCTTTTATTTTTTTATATTTATCTATTTTTTAAAACTTCTTTACACATTTTACCTAATTCAAACCAATCACACATTTCATCCCAATTCCAAATTACTTCTTCATCTAATTTATCATCTACTCTTTGTCCTGCAAGATTAACAATTGCTTTCCATCGTTTTTCTCCAGGATACCAATCAACCTTTATTCCAGGAATTTTTTTAGTTGATTTTCTACTGTAAACTTGAGTTTTTTCTGTCCAAACTGCTAATTTTCCTCCTAAACCAAATCTAAACCATCCATTATGTCCTCCTGACATATTTCTTACTAAAATATCTCCATTATAGTGTCCTACAGCATCAACTAAATCCTTCCAACACCAACAAATAACATAATTAGGCAATTCACCACTTGCAGAACAAAAAGATAACCTATTTCCTAAAGACTCATTAAAAACATTAAAAAAACCAACACTTGCACAATCAATAGGATTATTAAACTCATCAAACAAAAAAACACCATTATCATTTCTTCTCCACTCAAAATTATTACTAAACTTACTTGCAACAACAGGAAAAGAAGTACCAGTAACAAAATCAGAAACTTTAGGTGTCCAAATAATAGGTAATTCAGGTACTAAATTAGCGGAAGTACCATAAGAATACTTATAAACAAAAAAAAGTTGAGTTAAAATACTAAAAATAGCAGCATCTCCTTGTAATTTATGAACCATCAAAGCACTATCAATATCAAAATTAACTCTATCAACATGATCAAAAGAATGTAAATAATCTTCAAGAGAAATATTCATTTTGAATATTTTTTCCAGTTTTGGTCTACACCAAGTAGGAAATCTTAACTCTTCGCAACACTTACTCACAGATATATGATGTTTTTGTCGATTATCTTCATAGTAAGTAATATCCTCCTTACAATACTTGAGGCAAAAAGCAATTATTCCAGCATACAAACTACAACAATTCTCCCACTTACCATCAATAATACTATTCAACACCATATTCATACGCTGATTTAATCTTTTACATTCAACATTAAAAACACCACCAACACGAGTATTATAATGTTTACTACCATGGTCACGGTCACCCCAACCCCCACCAAAATTATAATTAAACCAAATACGAGAAACATAAGGCAAATTTAAACGCTCACTCCATTTTTCAACATCAAATTTATGTCGAACTTGCATTTATAAATCTCCACGATTACGTAATTGTTTAATATAACTGTCAACAGTACGAACATTAACATTAAGTGCAAAAGCAACTTCTTGTCTATTTTTTCCATTATTAAGTAACTTTTTAGCTTGTTGTACTCTGTAATCACGATTTTGAGTTCTTACATCATCATCACGACCATGCCCATCTTCACTTAATTTGCGTTGTAACATACTACGAGTAATACCAGTAATTTCAGAAATAACTCTTAAACTATATCCCATTTTCCATAATCTTTCAATATTATCCCAAATATCGCCGTCCATATTCATAAAATCCTTTCGAGCATTATCAACTCTAATTGTAAATTTATCCATAATTATCAAACCTCATTTATTTTATTGTCTTACACTTTTTTTTCTAAAATATATATGTAAGACATTGAAAAAAGTTCATATATAAATAACTTTAAATACTAAAAAATATATATTTATGAAGTTTAGACAAAATGAGGAAATAAAGCAATGGTAGATATAGTTGTAGGATGTGACACAAACACAGGAAATGACTCACAAGCAATAAATACAGTTGCAAGTGGATTAAAACAAGCAGGATTTAATGTAGTAGAACAATTAAGTGTAGGTCCTGGTCCATTTTCACAATATGGATATACTGCGGAGGCAAAAGGAAAAGTAGGAATATACTTAATGGCAGCAAGTTTATTTTCATTTGCAGATGGAACTAAAGATTTATATGATAAAGATATTTTTATCATAAGAGGAGATGCATCACAATTAGTAACCTCACAAGAAGCTTTTGAAACCTCTGTTATACCACGAGATTCAGATTGTAATTCAGTATGTGACGAATGGACAGGTATGACCTATCCACAAATGAATCAAAAAGCACAAGGAAAATGTATAGCAGTATATGGAGGTAAAACTGGAGAAGAAATGTTACAGGCTGCAATCAATGCCTTAAATGGGCAAGGTATTGTAAGTGGAGGACCCACATCTGGAACAGGTGATGTTGGGGGAACAGCTATTCAAATTAAAGATAAAACTTTTTATGGTCTTATTAAACAAATGATAGGAGCAATAGATGGCGTATTTACAATTGCTAATAATATGGCTTATTTATTAACCTTTAAAGATCTTTACAAATACCAAGAGTTATACGAAGAATATATCCCAGAAATAAAAGAATCTGACATTCTTATAGAAGGCGTTAGACATGATTGGACAACAGAAGGATTGTATAATGCGGTAGAAGTAACATATGCAGATGGAATTATAAAATACCAACATGATGTTTTAATAGAATTATATGGAGAAAATACTTTTTATTATGAATTTCCTGAAGATGATGAAGAAACAGCCAAATCAAAAGCAAGAGCATTATTATCCGCTCACATAAGAGATTATTCATTAGATATACAAATAGATTGCTTATATAATCCGAATATAACAGTTGGTGGGTGGGTTAAAATACCAAAAACATTAACAAATGTAACAACAACTCAAATGAAAGGTTCTATTAAAAAATTATACAAAGCACAAGAAAAAAAAATGAGGAAAGGAGTTACAATATCTAATATTAATGAAATTAGTAATGAAGGAAAGACTATTCAACAAGTAACCACAGAAGATGGTGAACAATACGATATAACCATAGAAAAAAAAGATTATGAAATTTATTTTGTGCAAGGATATAGAATGAGATGGACACCAAAACAAGCACCAATAATGCACTTAACATTAAAATATGGACCTGATACACCTGAAGATCCAGTAAATGCAACAATAGGAATAGGAGGAATACAATCTACCACAGGTTCAGCAGGTGGTTTTGGAGATGACTGTTTTTATGTCTGTGAAATAATGCCAAATAACAATGCATATATTAATGATGCACATGTTCTTGCACCAGGAGATTTAGAAAAACCAGAATTTGCACCACAAGAACAACACACAAGACCAAGATGTAAACAAGGTTCAAATCTTGCTAAAGATGTTGCTGGAAAAACACCAGAAGAAGTTTATGTACATATTAGAAGTAAATTTGGATATTGTTTATATGCAGATTCATCAGCATTATGGCCTTGTGTATCAGATATGTATGATCAAGCTTGTGGAGCTAATTGTGGGGATACTACACGTTTATTAAAATGCGCTTTTGATGCAATAGGGGTAAAATCTTGGGGAGTTCATATTGCTGGACATTATTTTAATGCTTTAGAATTGAATGGAAAATGGGTTGTAGTAGATGGAACTGGTTCTTACGATTATAGTAATACAGCTGGGTTTCCAATCCCAAGTAAACCAGCTAATTGTTGTGAGCCAAACCAACAAGCACAAGCAAATACTTGTTAAGTGATTATAATGGACGAAAGAGAATTTATACTTAAATGTAGAGAAGATATTGTTTTTTTTGCAGAGAATATGATTCGCTCTGAAGATGGTGGTTTTTATGAACTTGAAGAACATCAAAAAGCAATGGTTTCTTCAAAAATTTCACCAGTAGTTTATTTCTGTGGAAGAAGACTTGGAAAATCATTTATGTTGGCAATAGAATGCATACACAGAGCATTATTTTTTAAACATCAAAGAGTATTTGTATTATCACCTACCGAAACACAAGCAAAAGAATTAGCGGAAACAATATCAGGGATGATAGAACGTTCAGAAATTATTTTACAAGATGTAAAAGTCAATAATGTAATGGAAAAGAAATTTAAAAATGGTTCAAGGATAGCAATAAGAACAGGTGGGGGTAAAGGAAATGTATCCTCAGTAATTGGTTCAGGTGCAAATTTACTAATTATAGACGAAATTCAAGATGTACCTGATTCACTTCTTAAAAAAATTATTCCAGTTATTCGTGGACAAAAAGGTGATTCAAAATTTATTGTAGCAGGAACACCAAGAGCAAAAGTAGGGTTTTTATATGAATCACTTGAAAACGCACCAGCAATATGGGATAATGGTGAATGGAAATACTATCCAGAAAATAAAGGAACATTCACAGTATACAGAAAACAAACAGCATATTTAGATGAAAATGATAATATTGTAGCATCAGGAACACCACGTATTACAATAGAAGAATTAAAAGAAGATTATTTAAATATTGGCCCTATTGATTTTAAACAAGAATATTGTCTTGAGTTTATGTCAAGTGTAACTGATGTATATCCTTTAGAACTGCAAAATAAGGTTTTTTATAATAAACCAACTTCAACATTTGAAAATTATACAGAACATATACCACCATTTAGATCAGATAAATTGGTAGTATATGGAGTGGATATTGGTAAAACAAGAAATGAAACTGTATTATATATTGCAGAAGTTGGAGAACAATATAGTCCACAAGATAGAACATTAGATTTAAAATATAAAAAAGAATTTCCATTAGGTACAGAATACGGATACATTGAAGATTATATAGTAGAAGAACTACCTAAAAGATTTCCTAATATTAGAAGAGGAATAATAGATACAACTGGAGTAGGAGCAGCAATATATGAAAATGTATCAAAAAGAGTAAAAAAGAAAAAAAATGCATATCCTGTTGTTGATTTTATTTTCAGTACAAAAACAAAAAGAGAAGCTGTTGAATTTGCAGTATCAGCAATGGAACATGGTAAAGTAGTAATTAATTATAATAAAAGAGCAGCAGAAGAAATGACAGGATACAAAAGAGAAATAACTAAAGATAATAATTTTATTTATGATAAAGGAGCAGGTTCTGATGATTATGTTGATGCAATTAATTTATGTGTTTACAATATGGCACTTGGTTTGAATTTTAAACCACCTATCATAGTTAAACAAATACCAAAAACAGTTGTGAAAAGTTTTGGAGATAAGACATGGCGACAGAAAAAGGAAAAACCGAACAAGTTCAGCAAAAAAATAATGAACATTCCAAGAAGAAGGCTCTGACAAAAAAAGATATTTTTGCTCAAAGTAGACGAGATAGAGTTGTTGCTACTTTTGCTGGTGATATGCGTAAATATGAAGAAAAAACATATTCTCAAAAATTTTCTTCATATACCGATATATATGGGTCAGCAGATCTTGATTATGATCTTATTGATGGATTGTATCATTCAACAATATTAAATCGTGTATTAAAAAAAATAGCATCAGATGCTGTTCCTGAAATGTTTAGAGTTCAAATAGTAGATATGGAAGGAAATAGAATAGAAGATTTAGAAGAAGAAGCATTTATATATACCGCGAGATTGAAACGTAAACATATAAAACAAATGTATCTTCAAGCATTAAAATATGGAACATCATTTCTTTATATAGGTAATAAAGAAGAAGAAATGTTGGCTAATCTTTATTTATTACACCCTAAAAATATGGAACCGCAAATTAATGAAGCAGATGGTGAAATAGAACAATGGATTTATAAAGGTACAGATGGAGATATTGAAATTCCACCAGAAGATATTATTCATTTTGCATATGACCCTGATATTGGACAAGTATTCGGAATGTCATTTTTAGGAAAATTAGTGCAAACATTACATTTAATGCTTAATACAGAATTAAATTTAGCAGAAATAGTAGATAAATTTGCAATACCTATTCTACAATGGCTTGTAGAAGTTGGAGATGATGAAGAATTACAAGAAGAAGAATTAGAAGGTATTGTAGAATCATTACAAAATCAATTACAATATTCAAATGATGTAGTAACAACAGATAGAATTACTACAGAAACTATTGGCTTTGCACAAAATCAATATGATATGGTTAATACATTACAAGCATTAAAAGAATCTTTTGGTCTTTTAACATTTCCTATGAGTATTATTGGTGGTAAAGCAGATAATTTATCAGCTATTAAAACTCAAGCAGCACAATATATGAATGATTTAAAAGATTTACAAATGGATCTTAGTGATGCACTTGTAGAACAATTATATGAACCATTTTTAGAAGCTGCTGGTAAAACTCCAGGAAAAGATTATGCAAATATTTATCTTATTTTTCCAACACTTACAACAGAATCAAATGCAGATGTAGCAACTTGGTTATTCCCAGCATTAAGATACGGACTTATTTCAAGAGATGAAGCAAGAGCTCAGCTTTCATTCAGAGGAAAAGCAATTCCAGTTGAACAACTTGAATTTATTGATGATTCATGGATTGAAAAAGTAAATGCGGATATAGAATCAGCATTAACACAGCCTGCTGGTGGAGCATATGGAGATCCAACAAAACCAAATGAACCAAAAAATAGATCAGGAAAAGGAGATCCTAAAGATACAAAAAATGAATCATAATGGAGAGATAATGATGAAAGAAGGACTTAATTCTTATAAAAAAGCATATGAAATGATAGAAATTGGTTTACAAGAAAAAGGAGAAGCTTCATCAACTGAATTATTAAGTT